CATATAAACAGTGCTGGAAATGTAGGTCTTGGAACAACCTCGCCATCACAAAAACTGCATGTTGTTGGGGGTGCTTTAATAACAGGTACTACAACTATAGGTGGTGCTGCATCTGTAACCGGTGCACTAACTGTAGGTACCACTGCAACTATAACCGGTGCGCTTACTGTAGGTGGTGCGATAACTGCAGGTGGCAATATTACTGCGTACTTCTCATCGGATGAAAGATTGAAAGAAAATGTCGTTAATATCTCTAACCCATTAGAGAAATTAGCATTGCTTAATGGCGTCACTTTTGATTGGAAAGATTCGTATATCGAATCCCAGGGTGGGTTGGATGCTATGTTTGTTCGTAAGAATGATGTGGGCATCATCGCACAAGATCTTGAGAAAGTATTGCCACAGCTTGTGGCAGAACGAGATGACGGATACAAAGCAGTCAAGTATGATAGGATCGTTGCTCTTCTGATCGAAGCAGTAAAAGAACTCAAAGCAGAAGTAGATAGCTTAAAAAATGGCAATTAAAACAAACATAACTGTAGATCAGGGTGCTAACTTTGCCTATAATGTATATCTTGTCGATGTAGATGGCAATCCGTTTGATCTGACAGGATATACTGCTAATTCTCAGATAAGAAAGACGTATACGTCTACGACTTTCAATACGATAAGCACCACAGTTAATGCAGCTGCAGGATCGATCACGTTGACAATGAATTCTGTCATCACAGCAAACCTATCATCAACAAGATATGTCTATGATCTGGAACTATTTTCTAGCAACGTTACATCCAGGATAATAGAAGGTTTTGTCACAGTGAATCCTGGAGTCACTCGCTGATGCGTGACTCTAAGATAACCGTATCGAAGTTCAATAACATACTGGTGACGACTGGCAGGTATGCACCGCTACAGACGACTATCATCGTTAAATTGATCAATCAGACTATAGAACCCATATCAGTCCTAAAACAGGAAGCGACTGATATGTTAGGCACGCTTCCTGCTGTTCCTAGAGATGCGCCAGTAGTCCCTGTCTACTGAACTCGGAACGTATAAGATCCTGTATGGTCGCACAGTATCGTCGTATCTGCGTATATCTCGAATCCTTTTTCCTTTGCCTTCTTGGCAAAATATAGATCTTCAGAGAATGTGTTGTTGTGATCTATCGCTGACTTATAGACGAACTGCGGATATCCGATATCTGCCATCACTTGTCTCTTGACAAGAACACAGCCGAATCCACAAGCTCCGATACGAACTAATCCTTGTCCTCGGATCTTTTCCCATTCGACATGTGAATATCCATCCCTATCATTCTCTTCGAATATCTCTAGAGTCTGTCTATCAGGATTACGCTGCCTATAGATACCAGACACTACATCCTTGTCGTGTGACAATAACTTCTCTAACGTATCTGATGCAAATGATACGTCATAGTCGACTGCAAACAGATAGTCGAATCCTTTGACGACCCAATCAGCGATCAGGTTGCGTACCTGATCTACATTATATCCGTAGAAATGCTGATATGTCGTCTCATATCCTTCGGGTATTTTGAGATCATAGATCGATTTAAAAGTGTTTGCTTCGATGTTCTTTGCTGTAGGAATCGCGATTAATATCTTTTTTTTCATGACGTTCTTTACAACCATTTCTTTTGTTTGAACTATTTCTACATTCATAGGACGTGGTGTAGAATTTACTTCTACTTTGTTTATTTGGATCTTTGCATCGTTAGCAATTTTACTAGCATTTTTGTTTTGAAGTTCACCATTTACTTTATAATCGTTCAGTGGGTTCTTGTCATTATAGAGCATGACGATATCCTGCACGACTTTGATCCTATCAGGATCAGCTCTTTCTATTATATTATAGAATGTTGCATTATCACCGCCTGCTTTGAACCATTCTCCGTTCTCATCTTTAAATACAGAATCATTAATATTATTTAACAACTCTCTACGGAATGTCCTGAGATGAGGATACGGCATTCCCCAATTAAACTTATATTCTCGATAGCTTTTAGAATCTCTGATCGCCTTTGGATATGGTTGAGCGATCAACGGAATGTTATCCGCTTCTGACCAGCAACTTCCATATGAGTAATCCGTCTTACCATCGGCGTAGAGATTATTGTAGAAATTAAATATGTTGTTATCATTGATCAGCGCATCATCGCCGTCAAGGAGCATCACGATAGTGTCTAGACCAAACACATTTTTAATCGTGTTTATCTGATTATACACAGCACCTTTATTCTCATTATGAGCGATGACGGTGATCTTTGATCTGATATCTTCTGGCAATGTCTTTAGTTTATGATTGATCGCAAACTTAGCACTATCAGTGCTAGCATCATTGATCAGATACATCGTCCAGTTGGTATAGTTCTGTGTAGCAACAGAATCGATGCACCTGAGGATATATTGCTCTGCATTAAAGAAAGGTGTGATGACAGCGATATGCTGTTCTTTATTCTGCGTAAACGTGTTCCATTCTTCATTGTTGCTGAACCTACGCCCGAATACTTTATGAATTCGATCATTGATGTATGATACCTTACGATATTCATCCGCAGGAAGGTAATGATTTAATTCTTTAAAGAAATGTTGCTTCCATTGCAGAGCGACCGTATCCCAGGTAGAGATATCTTTGACTATGTTGCAGTAATACTGTTTCTGCTGATGTAGATAAGGATTATTATACGCACTAAGAACTAATCCGACAAAACGGTCACACTGCGTTTGTATATTGATATCTCTGAATAGACTGTTTGGTTCGATAGCATAGTCGATGAAATAAGACGCATTACCTATAGCAGTCTCTTCTAATGCACCAAATCTAGTCGCAACTAGAGGTGTATTATATGCGAGCGATTCTAATGTAGAGATGCCAAACGTTTCTGGGAATGCTCCTGGATAAAGGAACATAGATGCTTCAGACAGATAATATCTCGGCAATCTCTTTCTGAGATATGATGCCCGTGAACTCGATTCCAAGAGCTTTGTATTTCTGATCCTGGATTAACTTCTGATGTGTCTCACCTTGAGCATCTAGAGGTCCGTCAGAACGAAACCTATAATACCCGCCGATCACTTTCAATCGTGCTTCTGGTATATGCCTTTTAATTCCCGGCCAGATCCTGTCAATGAGAGGTAGCATTCCTTTTGTCACAGAAGCATTATATACGAATAAGTTGCGATCTTTCTTTGATATATCTACTTCATCAAAATAATTGACGATCCCATTCCTCGTCTGAAATATCTTGTTCTTCAATACTTCAAAGTTGCGCCTCTTGCCGTGATCACATGTCGAGACATATGATGTATGAAAATCAGATAAGGTAAATATCTTATCGATATGTCCGTTGACAGCGAGATCTTCTAGATTGATATCTCCATTACAGAAAGTATCGTGCATCCAGAGAACTTTGTGCTTTGCCTTGTTACGCATGTTCTGAAATATAGCACAAGGATATGCAGTCGCTCTATTGAATGCTTCATAATAATGATTTGGGACAAAAGGAACTACAGTTCTGGATGAAATAACAATGTCAAATACATCATTATTAGTAATGCTACCGACTGGTCTGTAAGTTACACCATCATAAATACCTGGACGACTATCATCATCTTGACAAGCATTGAAAACAGTTATAGGAAATCCTAATTTGGCCAGCTCTTTAGAGATGAGAATAACAGCAGATTCGGATCCACCCAAACCTCGTTTTGATAGCGTATCGCCATCATATACAAGCCCAATCAGATCTAAAATAGCAATAGATGGGTATTTCATAACAACCTCACGTAAAACATAAATATGTAGGAATTAATATTATTTATATAGGCATTAAATGGCTCTGATCTTCTATAGTCAAAAGAACACCGGAAATGGTTCTAATACTAATTATACATTAACACAGACAGTAACACAAGCTAATAATATATTAGTTTCTGTTAACGGGCTTCTGCAAGTTCCTAGTGTTGATTATACGATTAGCGGATCTGAAATCATCTTTGCCTCCGCACCGCTAAGTAATTTCGACATAGAAATTCGCTATATCGTTTCTGACGGATACGATGGTTCTGTAGGTTTTACCGGTTCTTCAGGGTTTATCGGATCTGTAGGATTTCAAGGTTCTGCAGGTTTCTTAGGTTCAGCGGGTTTCTTTGGCTCAGTAGGTTTCTTTGGTTCTTTAGGATATCAGGGATCAAAAGGCGATCCGGGTGGAAGCACGGGATATACGGGTTCTGCTGGATCATTGGGTTATACGGGTTCTATAGGACCTACAGGAACATCGGGCGGCGTAGGTAAACCTTCAAGGATATCTGTATATACTGCAAATGGTAGTAATACTCAATTCACATTAGGTGAGACAGTAGCAAACACAAACCACATCCTTGTGTTTGTCAATGGGCTAGTCGAAACACCTGATGTTGACTATTCTGTAAACAATACTATTATAACATTCTCTGTCGCACCTGTCAACACCTCAATCATAGAAGTTCGATATTTTGATGCGATCCAAGGATCTGGTGGCTATCAGGG